GAAGGGCGCCGCAGTTTCCACAAATCTCTCTCCAAACGTGCCGAATGCGCACCTATTCGACCCGGAGTCGTTGGTCGGTGCGTCGTGGTTGGCGGATCTGTGCGACATTCCGGCCGATGCCGCCTGGCCGCGGTACATGACGCCGCCGCACCCGGACGCGGTCGGCTCCTACGGGTCGGAGCTCGAGGAGTGGCTGTTGGCCGAGCAGGGCGTCACGTTGCGGTGGTGGCAGCGGTTGGCGACCCGGCGGCAGTTGGAGCATGACGCGGCCGGTGAGCTGGTGTGGGAGACGGTGATCGATTCGGAGTCGCGGCGGAGCGGCAAGTCGACGCGGCTGCGCGGGTTGGCGACGTGGCGGATGGCGCGGCAGGCCCTGTTCGGGGAGGTGCAGACGGTGATCCACACCGGTTCGGATATGGCGATCTGTCGGGAGATCCAGCGGGGGGTGTGGCGGTGGGCGGAGGAGGTGGCGGGTTGGTCGGTGACGCGGGCGAACGGGAAGGAGGCGGTGGAGTCGTTGACCGGGGACCGCTGGTTGGTCCGGTCGCAGTCGGCGGTGTACGGCTACGACTGTTCGCTGGGCCTGGTCGACGAGGGTTGGAATGTGCCGCCGGCGGTGGTGGATGAGGGGTTGGAGCCGGCGCTGTTGGAGCGGCGGATGCCGCAGCTGGTGCTCACCAGCACGGCGCACCGCAGGGCGACGTCGTTGATGCGGCGCAAGATCGCGGCCGGCCTGGCGGGGATGGGGGAGGATTTCGCGACGTTGCTGATGCTGTGGGGTGCTGGTGGCGGCGATGACATCGGCGATCCGGCGGTGTGGCGGGCCGCGTCGCCGCATTGGTCGGCGCACCGGTTGAAGCTGATCCGCGGCAAGTATGAGCGGGCGATGCGCGGCGAGGCGGACCCGGACGCGGATGATTTGGATCCGGCGGAGGGGTTCAAGGCGCAGTATCTGAACGTGTGGCCGGAGCCGTCGGTGGCTAGGCCGGCGCCGGGTGAGCCGGTGTTCACGGCGGCTGAGTGGGCCGGGTTGGATGGGTATCGGCCGGGGCAGCCGCGGGTGGCGGCGGTGGAGGCCTGGTTCTCGCAGGGGGCGGCGTTGAGCATGGCGGAGCCGTTGCCGGATGGGCGGGTGGGGGTGTCGTCGGTGGCGTTCGCGGATGTGCCGTCGGCGGTGGGGGCGGCGCGGGCGGCCGGCATCGGCGTGATCTTGGTGGGGAAGTCGTTGGCGGCGGGCGAGTTGGGGGTGGAGGGGGTGGGTGGGACGACGCGGCAGGCGGTGTTGGATTTGCGCCGGTTCGCCGATGACGGGGTGTTGGCGCATGACGGGTCGGCGGTGTTGGCGGAGCAGGCGTTGGGGTTGCGGGTGGCGGCGTCGTCGGATGGTCCGCGGCTGGTGTCGAAGGGTCGGGCGGATGCGGTGAAGTCGGCGGTGTGGGCGGTGGCGCGGGCGCGGGAGGTTGGGGCGCCGCAGATCTGGTGATTGTGGCGGGTTTGGGCGTAGTGTGTGCTTTGCCAGGTCGGCAAATTTTCCCCCTTTGTGGAGGTTTGAGAGTTGCCGACTTTGAAGCCCAGGTTGAACACGACATCGGCGGAGACACGCGCCCGGTATGCCCGGTCGTCGGGTGACATGTTGGTGAATGACCCGGACGGGTTCCCCAGCGATTTTCCGCCGGTGTGGTGGATGGGTTTGGATTCGGGCGGCGGTGCGTATCCGATCGGGCCGAACGGGCCGTGGTCGGGTGGGGCGGGGTTGCCGGTGGTGACGCGGGCGACGGCGTTGATCACTGGGCCGTTGACGGCGGCACCGTTCCGGGTGTTGGAGCTCGGGTTCGGTGGGCAGCCGTCGTTTAGGCCGCGGTGGATCACGGACCCGATGTTGTTGCGGCCGGACTCGCGATATGTCGGCGACGTGTATCCGGAGGTCGTGAAGCTCGGCCGGTCGGTGTTCTTCGCGTCGTGGATCCGGGATGCGATCTGGTGGGGTACGGGCGCGTTTTTGACCCAGTTGGACGAGTCGGGCGGGCCGCTGGCGGGCACTTTGCGGAATGTGAATGTACAGTTGCTGTCGACCGAACGCGACGAGAAGGGCGCGTTGCATTGGGTGCTCGGCGGCGACGGCGCCGATTCGCGGGCGGTGTTCGACCGGGACGGCTACATCACGCTGGGGTCGATCACCTATCGGCTGGTGGTGCTGCGGAATCCGCACGCGACCCCGGATGTCGACGGGCATTGCGCGGGGGTGTTCGAGGCGAACCCGGGCGCGTTCGGCCTGTCCCGGCAGATCGACTCTTACGCGTCGGGGACGTTCCGGTCGGGGATTCCTGCGGGTTATCTCAAAGTCGATCAGACGATGAACTCGATGACGCAGGAGCAGGCCGACCAGCTGAAGACGAAGTGGTTGAACTCGCACGGCGGGGACCGCCGGTCGATTGCGGTGCTGAATGCGTTCACGTCGTTTGTGCCGTTGAATTTGTCGCCGGTCGATGCGGCGCTCGGTGAGGTGAAACGGCTCAGTATTGCGGATGTGGCGATGGCGTTCGGCCTGGATCCGATGACGCTGGGCGCCGGGTTGAACAATTCGGCGACCTACACGAATCTGCGGGACGCCTGGTCGAATCATCGCGATTTCGGGTTGGCGCCGTGGGTGGCGGCGGTCGAGGACTGTTTGACGGCGCTGTTGCCGGGCACGGTCGGGATCAAGATCAACCTGGACGGGTTCGCGAATCCGACGGCGAAGGAGCGGTTCGACGGTTACGCGGTGGCTATCAATGCGGGTGTGTTGACGGCGAACGAATGCCGGGAGTTGGAGGGGTTGGCGCCGTTGCCGGAGCCGAGGGTGCCGCCGCAACTGGAGTTGGTGCCGGATCCGGAGGTCGAGGCGGAACCGGATGCGGTGCCGGAGTCGAGGGCGAGCAGGGTGCAGCCGTGGCGTTGAACGATGGAGGAGCGACGATGGAGCAGCGGACGATGCCGGCGGGAACCCCGGTGGTGAAACGGATCCGGGGGTGCGCGCCGTGTGAGGCGGCGCGGTTGGCCCGGGAGGCCGCCCGGTTGGCGAAGGAGGCGGCGGGCGATGGCGCTGCCTGAGCGGAGGCGGCCGTTGAAGCCGCTCGGCCGGAAACCTGCACCGAAGCCCGACCCGGAGCCGGGGCCGGAGCCGGCCAAGAAGGCCGCGAAGAAACCTGCCGGGGGCAAGAAGTCATGACCGCGCCGCCGCTGCTGGTCGATCCGGAGAAGACCTATTTGCGGGCTGCGGCGACCGTTGAGGCTGTCGACGTCGACGCCGGCATCGTCGACGCGAAGCTGGTGCCGTACGAGGTGGAGGCCCGGATCGGCGAAGGGTTGCATGAGGTGTTCACCCGGGCCGCGTTCGCGGCAGCCGTCGGCAACCCGTCGAGGGTGAAGGTCACCGATCAGCAACATAACCGGGCGGTGAACATCGGGATGGCGGTCGAGTTGCGCGACGAACCGGACGGTCTGTACGGGAAGCTGAAGATCGCCGACACCAGCGCCGGCCGGGATGTGCTGACCCTGCTGCGGGAGCGGGTGCTGGAGGAGCTCAGTGTCGAGTTCCGGCCGATGGCTCGCCGGTTCCAGGTGGTCCGCCGCGCCGCCGACGACCTGCTGGTGCGGCACGACAAGGCCGAGCTGGTGGGGGTGTCGCCGGTCGGGGCCGGCGCCTACGGTGATCAGGCGCGGGTGCTGCTGGTGCGGAACGCGGAACGGGAACGGGCCCGGGAGCGGGCAATGGCCTACCTCGACAGTCTCGTCAGCGGTCCGACTCGGTAGAACCCGTCGGTTCTTCCACGTCGAGCGGCCCGCGGAAGTCGCTCGGTCCGTTGTCGTTGTTGACGCGGAGTACGCGGGCGCCGTAGACGCGTTCCTTCCCGCGACGGAATACGCGGTGATTCCGCTGGCCATCGACGACCTTCTCGCGTGGCACTTCCGACTCTGGGATGTCTTCCATGACCGACTTAGGCTGGGCTTTCGCTTCCGCTTCAACCACCCGACGCCGGGCCTCTGCCGCTGCGACTTTCTCCCGCGCAACCTCGCGTTTCGCCGGCGTGGCAGTCTCCTCGGCCTCGATCTTTGCCGCAACTTTCTTGGCATAACGCTCAGCTGTACGCGCACGGTCGACCTCTTTCCCAGGATCGGTGCGCAGCTTTCGTCTGTGCGTTACACGCGCCGTGTCGTCGAGGCTGAACCGGAACGGGTGGATCGTGTCGCCGGCGTCAAATCCCACGATGTACTCATGCACCTTGGGCGGGGTGAGGTAAGTGTGTCGGCGGTCACCGATGCTCATCTTGATCCCATAGACGTCGACCTGGATGCGGCTGGCCTTGGGGAACGCACGAGCCACCGCCGTAGCCACGACGCACCGGGAACTGTCCTTCCGCAGGGCCTGGTCGATGTCCTCCTGGGTGACGTCGATCGTGTGACGATTGGCCATTGGTGTACCTCCGAGTCGGTAGAGCGAGAAAAAGGCTCGCCCACAACCTAGCACTGCAACGACTGCCGCGCGGTTGGGATAGAGAGTCTCGCCAACGGAACCATGCCTGGGGTACGCTGAGCGGGACAAGTTGGTGCGGGTGAACCCCCGGACCGTGCTGCCCAGTTGGACTCCCTGGTCCATGCGGCTCCACCCCGTAGGCGGGTGCGGCCAACGCGCTAAGGCTCCGGACGGGCACGGATACTGCGGCCACTCTCCTCCGCCGTTCGTTTATTCGAGCGTGCCAGGAGGCCGCCATGAGCAACACCGTTCTTGACCAGCGCATCGCCGAGCGTGACCAGTGCATCTCCGCCGCCAGGGCGATGGCCGAATCGGAAGACTTCAACCCCGAGGATGCAACATTCCTCGATTTGCAGACCCGCGCCACCGAGCTCGACCGGCGGGTCGCGTCGCTGACCGGGCTGCTCGAGCAGCAGTCCAACGCCGACGTGATGGACGCGAAGTTCGCGAAGGCGCACCGGCAGCAGACCCAGACCCAGGACCGGCAGGTGCAGACCCGCGAGTCGTGGGGTGAAACCTGGATCCGGTCCGACGAGTTCGGCTCGTACCGGATGAAGGGTTCCTCGGGTGTCGTCACCATCGAGGATGTGCAGTCGCGGGCGTTGCCGTCCGGGCTCGCCGACCTGGTCGCGGCCGGGTTCCACGGTGCGAAGACCACCGTCGACACCACCGCACCGGCGTCGCCGACT